GCGTTCATACGTCCTGCGATGGCTTCATTACCCATCTAAGTTCGTAAGTTTGCGCATTGCAGTGTGGGGTCTCCTTTTAAGCCCGGATCTCTCCGGACTTCACTTCTAATCACCTCTTAGGATGTTATATGACGAACAAATGGAAAAACAGGAAAGTAAAACTTCCGAAGTTCCAACCTGTTCGTTTTTATCCCATCCTCATCCCTGTCAAGCGTCGCAAGACGCCTAGGGATGTTGATCGTTCCATCACTACCGAACCTACCAAATTTGAACTCATTACGTGGTGTGAAAAGACTCTGAAAGCCGGTGGCTCTAAGAGTCTTATTTACAATACACGTTCGAGTAATTTTGGCGGCGTAAGTAATGTTAGGACTTTCACGAGAGTTCCTGATTGGCGTGTGAAAATAGCCAAAGGACAGGATGCATCTGCTGCTTATTCTCGCAGTATTTACAAACTGTTTCCAGTACGCTACTCGGCCCAAACCTCTGATGTCAGTGCGACATCAGTGGCATACGGGACGCAAACCGGACTGTCGCTTATTGCTGTTCCTGTTTGGGCGCCTTTAGTTGATCGCGCCCTTACTCAGATCAAGCATAAGCTCAATGGCTATATTGGTAACGCTCAGGTTCTACCGCCACTTGCTGAGTCCCGTGAAATCCATCGCTTAGTGCGACAGATTAACGGTCTCGGCTTGGAAACGGTAAAATCTTTGCTAGCCATAAAGAAAACTAAGGGGAAAAGTGCCTTAAAGCTCTTTGGGGACGTCTGGCTCGGCTTTGGGTTTGGGGTAAATCCCATGCTCAAAGATATCGAGAAGGCCGCAAACGCGATCCTGGATTATACTACCAGGCAAGATTCCCATGTTGTTATTAAAGGCACTGCGAGCTCGGACTTCCATTCCGGCCAGAAAGGTAATTCGGTCGGAAGTAACATGGCGTACGGAGCCAACATAACTGTTGATTCGTCAGCTCACCATGTTGCGGGAGTCCAAATAGTGGCAGGCATCGATCTTCAACTTCGGACCGCTGCTTCTTACAGTGTAACCGACCACCTTGGTTTGGAAATCAGTGAAATCCCTAGTGCTTTATGGGAACTGACTCCTTACTCTTGGGTTGTCGATTATATCGTTACTGTAAGCCCTTGGATTGATGACATGTTCTTCACCCTACCGGGTGTGACTAAGTACATTACTCAATCCAAGAAGTACCAGGTAACTACCGACTGGGTCGCCCGGCCAATCATTCAACCAGGTTTTACCTGTTCTATGAATGCTAGTCCAGGCTTGCTCCAGCACGTTAGTTTCACTCGCGAGTTACTTTCCTCTCTTCCTTCGCGATCAATCCGTGTTAAATCTACGGATGAAATCGCTAAATATGGAGTTACCAAACTTTTAAATTTGGCCTCCATTTTGGCGGGACGTTCTTCTCCTAGGTTGTAAGGCGAGGTTAATTACCTCTCTTTATTACTAAGGTGAAGGATACCACCCGCCTGAAAGGACATACTTTGTCTTTTGCTCCTGCTTCACCTGTAACAGGCGCGGCGGTCACGGGATTAACTTCCCCGACCTACACGATCGTTGTGGATGTCGCACCGAACATTAACGGTAAGCAATACGCCGTTACTGCCCTCGGTGGTACTCAGACGGGCGTCGATGTGAACAGCGTTTCTAAACCGTTCACGTTGTCGTTCTTCCGACCTCCTGTCCTTCGTACTTTGCCGCAGGCTAACCCCGTTACCGGCGTAATCAAGAACGTCCCTTTGAACATCTACAAGCTTGTTGTTCGTAAAGGGGCTGCCCCTGCACTAAATCAAAGCATCATGGTACCAAAAATTACCATGAGCATTGAATGTCCTGCAGGGGTCGACACGTATGAGCCAGAGGAAATTCGTGCACTCATTAGTGCCGCGGCCGGTTTATTCTGGGCGCAAGCGGATGGAATCTCGCAAACCGTGTTGACAGGTGTACTTTGATCTGGACACGGGTGACGTCCGTTGGTATCGCTGTGGCGTGTGCTTTGATTATCATTGCACATGCCCCGGCCATTCTTACGGATCCACTCTTTACTGCAATTGCCCAGATCCGAGTAAACGCTGCAACTACCTCGACGCCTGCCGACCAGGTTGGGACTTCGACTTCGGAGTCTTCAGCACAGTCGGTGACGAAGAAAGCTAAGTAGGTTCTCTACCCACTCCCTAACAGGAGGGGCACAGTTTACTTAGCCGTAGTTTCTTGGTTAAACCGTTATTATCATCGGGAGTTATCCTGTGAGTAAAAGTAACGTCAATAATCGTGGCGAACAGCGCCTTACGGCATTTTTCGACACACTGTTAGAAGAGCTTCTTGACGGGGGGCCGCAGAAACCCGCGGTTTCCCGTCAGGTACAACGTGCACGGAAACGTGCACGCTTCCTTAGAGAAGATCTTCGGGGCAAAGCGATAGCAGATTTTCTTGCTATCAATGAGAGAGTTAGGATTTTGCAAATCGAAAACCCTCCCTCTCTCTGCCTCGACAAAAGGATTCTAAGTAACGCTCGTTATTTTATTACTACTATTTTAGAGCGTTATACGAGTTCCTTTGACGAGTTGGCAGTGCAGCAGCCGCTCGAGATGTCATACTTGTACTCTAATTGGCGGTTTGGTCCCGGTGCCAGTAATGGCATCAAAGGAACACATACCGTTGATAAGATTTCACAAAGTATGACTTGTACCGCTCTGTGCGAACCACTGGTTCTTAAACTGCGTCGTTCTTCCCCTTACTTCACGGCCTTTGATGGCCTAAGAAGAGTTTCGGGGACTAAGCAGATTAGTGGTTCTCGACTGACAACAGTACCCAAAAACGAGGACACTGAACGAACAATTGCCATAGAACCTTCTGGTAATATGTGTCTGCAGCTTGCTGCAGGTATGTACCTGGAAGGCGCTCTTAGGCATATCGGGCTAGACATTCGCAACCAACAGCAAAAGAACATTGCTATGGCCAAGCGCGGATCTGAGCAAGGGGATGTAGCTACCCTCGACCTCAAATCTGCTAGCGATATGATTAGCATCGATCTTGTTCGCGCCCTTATGCCGAGTGAATGGTTTGACCTATTAATCAAGCTTAGGTCACCCATTATTACAGTCCCTACCGATGGTAAAGGTGGGGACGTCGGCACACAAGTTGAGCTTCATATGATCAGCACTATGGGGAATGGATTTACTTTCCCTCTTATGACGCTGATCATTGTTGCTCTCATCTACGGTTTCCGTTGTACTCGTGGTGGCCCAAATCTTTTTGTTTCTTGGGCTGACACTTGCGTCTTCGGGGATGATATCATTATCCCTGTAGACGAGTACGACGGTTTCGTAGATGTCTTGACAAAGGCGGGCCTTATCGTAAATCTCGATAAGTCTTTTAGTGCAGGTGCCTTTCGCGAGTCGTGTGGCGGAGATTTCCTAAACGGGGTTGATATAACTCCTTTCTATGTGAAGTCTCTTGTTGCACTTACCGACGTCTACGTCGTAATCAACCAGGTCCTAGAGTGGGTTGCAAGGGAGAAATTATCCTTGCCTCGTACCTTGACGTGCCTGCGTTCGTTTGTAGACGGCAAGCCCCACCTCGTACCC